ATATGGCAGGGCTTCTACAGCCGTAACGGTCGGGAAATATCATCGGTATGCGAGACGCTTTGCGACCCTTCTGCATACCCGCAGATTGCCAAAAACACCGTGCGCAAGAGCATTGTGGTTAGATCGAAGTCTATGGGAATATCCGAATACCGCGTGTTCATTCGCTCCAACCGCGAGCAGGAATGGCGGGAGTGCCGCAGGACTTCCCGTACCGGGAACATGGTTGATCTGGAATTCGGGAACTTGTCCTATCTGACCAATGATATTGTGATAAGTGTTGTTCCGGATCGGCTGAAACGGTGGCAGTGGCAACAATTCCGATTCGAGAGTAGCGGCTATTGTAAGCCGTTCGGACTGCTCGATCTGTTTTACAGATACGAAAACGGAGGAAACATCAAGTGAGCAAGGAAATCAAAAAAATCACGGCAGATGAGGTCTATCCCGTGTCCATGAGACGGCTCGGGGATCGTCCGAACAGCTCCTCCGCGCAAGGTCGCGGAGGAATGTCCTCGGCGGAACTGAAAGGCTTCATGGATAAATACCCCGAGTTGGTCAAGGAACGGCTGAATGAATTGATCGACATGTGCAATGCAGATTCCGAGAACGGGATCGCAAAAGCAATCAAAACGCCGGTTATCGATCCCGAAACGGGAAATGAATTCTCTCTGTATGATTGGTTTGCGTATGCAAAAATTTATCTGAAAGGAGATAAGGGTGATACCGGCGTTGGAATTCAGTCCATAGAAAAAAGAACCGGAGTTGTCGACTTTGATGACATTATGAACGGAATCGATGCAGATCACTACAGGATCACGCTTACCAACGGAGAGATTTTCGATTTCAAAATCAAAAACGGCAAAAAGGGCGATAAAGGGGATAAGGGCGATAAAGGAGATAAAGGAGACCCATTTAAAATCTACAAGACATACGATTCCGTCGATTTGATGAATGCAGATGCAACCAATGTTCCGGATGGCAAAATGGTTCTCATATCATCTGATGTCAGTGATGAGGATAATGCAAAACTTTATGTGAAAAGCAATGATGGATTTTCCTTTATTACCGATCTTTCCGGTGCGCAAGGGATTAAAGGCGAAAAAGGAGACAAGGGTGATAAAGGAGACAGCATTGAACAAATCATTCGTGAAGCCAGCAACACAGCACAGTCTGTCAGTTATGATTCCACATCAGGAGCGACAATTGAGTATACAGACAAGACTGTTCTTTATAAAGACTCAACTACAGGAGAAACCAAATCAAAGGTATTTCCTGCTCAATTGAGTTTACCAATCCTTCCGGGCAAATATATCTATATGGACGCTACTTCTGACAACAAGAAAATGGAAGTGAGAGTTGATGACACAGAACTAGCATTGGACTACATCAAACTTGATAAAACAAAAACATCAGCAATTCCACAAAATAACTCCGGTATATTGAGTTGGCTTCCAACATCAATTAGTCCAACTGCATATTCTTTAGTTCAACGTGATGGCAACGGAAACAGCCAATTCAACGCAATATATATAAACCTGCTTGTTGGTAAAGATGCTCCCTACCAACAAGCCAATATGAATGAAGTCTATCGTGCTTGTAGAATTGCAGGAACAGACCAAGTTATTGCAAAAACACCTACAGATACAGGCACATTCTCTGCTGACCTTTTTGCTGTATTTCAAGGAACGCCGAACTCGCACATCATCTATGACAATCAGTTATATTACCGTATGGACCCAACTGATGCTCCTGATGGAACACTGAACTTTATTCACATTGATTCAGTCCAAAATGGCGGAGGCACTTACAAAGCAACAGGTAAATGTTTCAGCATTACAGTAAGCACAAGAGCTTGGCAAGTAGTTGACCTCGATTTTGGCGGTAGCTCTCGCACTACTCATAACCTGACGCTTAACAACAGCGCAACAGGAACAAGCATCTACTTCTCATTGACCAATAACAGAACAGAGACTTACGAAGGCGCTCCAGCAGGTCTTTGGTCAGCATTGGAGAACAGTCCGATTGCCTGCACAGTTGATAACAATGGAACTTACGGAGCAGGTATCATTACAATTGACGGCGATAACTTCAAAGTAATGTATGGCAACAGCGAAGAACTGATGATGACACAGCCGCAAGTGAGCATTACGGACAGCTTAGTATAATAAAATATCATTGATTGCTCATGAGCAAAAGTAATCTAACTTGTAAGAGTTAAAATAAAATTTATGGAGGAATTTATCATGGGACTTAAGAAAACGAATTATGAAGTGAAAGACTACGGAGTAACGCTTCCTGAAGCGTATGCTGTTATCACCAAACTCGAAATCGAGGGTGATAACGGTCGTGCTGAATTTTCGGTTCAGGCTTCTCCGAGAGCGAATTGTTTCAACCTGCAGTCTTATGAAAGACATTTCGTTGATTTCAAATTTACAGACAGAACGAAAAATCCGTTCGAAGCCGCATATCTTGCGGCAAAAGAAACAAGAAAGGGTAAACAGTTTGGTCGCGAGATTGAATACAAGATGCCTTTCTGGGATTGGGAAGACGATATTGTAACTACCAAGTAATTTTATAAAACCTTTCGGTGTATAGGTAAACCGGATCTTACACCGAGAAGAAGCGATTTTTAATTCTTCGCAAACGACATTACAACTTTACGAGTCACAGGAATTCAAAAAGGAGAAAAGCAATGAAAAGAGCGATTGTTTTGTTTATCATGTTTATGGTATTTGCCTTTGGCATTTTCACTCCCGCATATGCCGAAGAATCGACACCGAATACTTCCGAAGAATCCTCCTTGGAGGAAAACAAATCGGAAGAGAAAAATCCTTCCGAAACGGATTCCGGAGGTGAACCGGAGTCGAATGTCCCGTCCGATACGGATGGTATGCAGGGAGATTTGAAAAACGAGATTCAGGGAATGCTCGACGATTTCAAGGCTGACCTGGATGAGAAGTATTCCGACAAGCCTTGGTATGAGCGGGCAAGCAGCTTTTGGGATCAATACATCGGATACCTCGTTTCCGGAATCGTCCTGTTGGTTAATATTGGCGCTGTTCTGTTCGGTATGAAGTACGGAAAGAAGAATATTTATAAATACTATGCATGGTGCAAGGATTCCTTCATTCCGTGGATGTCGGATGCGTTGGAGAGTTCCAAGCAATACGCCGAAAACGCCGACAAGCAGTACACCGAGATACTGGAAAAGTATAAAGCGTTGGAAAGTATGATTGAGGGGCAGGACAAGCTGAAAGCCGAGACGCAGTCGGCGATTGTCGAGATGAACGAGGCACAAAAAACTGACAGAAATCGGATGTTGAAGCAGACGCAGGCACTCCGGAGGATTCTGTCGGTTGTAGCAAGTCAAATGGCATACCTCTCGCAGTCCACCGGATTGAACAACGAAACCGCGGAACAGATCCGCACAAAGTACGATGCACTTCTGGCAACATTGGAAAGTGAAAGCGAGGATGTAGAGCATGAGTAACAAGGCAAAGTCGGTGTTTTTCAAACTGCTTTCCTTTGCCTGTTGCGTTGTCCCTCCTGTGATCGTGATGATACAAAACGGATGTTTCGAGCCAAAAAACGCAAATGCTTTTCAGAGGCTCGGCATCATCGGCGTGGCGCTTGCGATCGTTGTGACCATAAGCGGAAGCCGATATCTGCGGGAATTTATCAAGCCGATTGTTACCGCCCCCGTGATGGTATTTTTAGTCCTGTGGATTCTGTGCGGTGCGCTGTCCGGCGTCATCGCACAGTTTGCACAGGCAATGAAAATCGGGTGTATCAGTTCGGCGGTTGCTGTCGGATTCGATATAGCATCGTTTGTTTTTAAGAAGCGCGGAGAGGCAGAGGAGAAGGAGCAGAAGTGATGGAAATGAAGTTTCCGGACGCGGCAGAAGAAAACCGTAAAAAGGTCGGCGCAAAGCTGTTGCAGGCAAAAAGCAATAAAACGCTGTGGGCAAATTTCAGTATTCTTCTAATGGTTCTGATTACTGCCGCCGTGCAGTTCTTAGTCCCGACAGAGGAAACGCCGCATCTGAAGGAATTCGTGCTGGCTTCCGTATTCGTATATCTGACCAGCACATTGACGTATACGATCCGGTATCAAGTTGGAATCGACCGGGGCAAGCGGGATGAGGAGTACATCAAATCCGTTGCGGCATTTGAAAAGATTCGGGAAGAAGCGCAGGAAATCAGCAACATGGAGGCGTTGCAGGAATTCTGCATTCAGCTTCAAAAGGAATCTCTTGATGTTTGTCGCAGAGAAATGCTATTGCCAAGCAACATCCCTCTTTCGGTGTTTATGGAAAACTACATGAACATGAAAACATCGGATATTATGAAGCTGAAGATCTCCTTGCGAACGCGTATCATGCTGATTCGTTGCGCGCATGTACGGGTGGAGCAAATCAGCGCGGTCGATGTCCTTTCAAGCCACGGCGCTTTACAATCCGCCCATATGCGGTTACTGGGAATCAGCGGCGCGAAAAAGGAAAAGCGCGACGCAGCCATGCGTTCGGCAAAAGCGTTGCTTCTGACTTTGTTCACCGGTTATTTCGGATTTCGGCTTGTTGACGGATTTTCCGTATTGTTGCTTCTGCAATGGACTGTCCAGATGGTTCCAGTCCTGAAAGCATTCTTGGACGGATACCGTCAGGGGTACGCCAATATCACAGTAACAGAGACTTGCTACAAACAGAATCAGACAGAGATTCTGCGGATGTTCATCCGGCATAAAAAGGAGGAACATCATGATCGGACACAGGATCAATCGGATCGAACTGGAGGATTTTACGGAGAACGCGGGGCTGACGGAGACACAAATCCAAATCCTGCGAATGAAGTACTTTGACAGTGCGGAGCGGTCGGTTGTATCTATCTGTGATGAACTGAACATCAGCGTTACCAAGTACAGCAAGGAGAACCGAAGTCTATGGGACTCCATAGATCGGTATCTTGCCCAAAAAGAAACACAAAACGCGTAAAAATATAATATATACCAAGCAAAAAGAGGGTGAGTTTTTCACCCTTTTTTCTGTTATGATGATAGCAGAAAGGAGTGATGGAAAATGTACGGAACTTATCCGGGCTATCAAATGCCGCAGATGCCTCAACGGCATGAAATCATCAAGGTCAACGGGGAGAGCGGGGTGAATGCCTTTCAAATGCTGCCGAACAGCGAGGTGCTTCTGTTGGATACCACAGCGCCGCTTGTTTGGTATGTACAGACGGACGGAAACGGCTACAGAACCGCAACGCCCTACACCATCACGGAATATGTCAAAGAACCGCCCGTGGATATGGGCTACGTCACAAAGGTACTCGGAGACATCAACGAACGCCTGAAGAAGCTGGAAGGAGGAAACCATGCAGAATCCGATTCTTAAGCGGATGAATCACGGAATGGGGGCACGGACGGTCAATCCGATCCTGTCCGGTCTGGCACAACTGAAAAGTCTGGCACGCGGGAATCCGGAGGCATTCGCCCGGATGTTGGCGCAGAGAAACCCGCAGTTTGCACAGTTCATGCGGGAAAATCAGGGAAAGACCCCCGAGCAGATTGCGGATGCCTACGGAATCGACCGGGCTGTCCTGCGGGACGCGCTGAAATGACTTCGGACGGGCAAGTGAACCCCCAAACAACAAAACGCCGCAGAGAGCGTTTTTGAGCCATCTGCGGCGATGCAATGAAAATCAAAGGTGCGCACCTTGATTGATATAAAAAATAAAACAGGAGGAAGAAACAATGGAAAACGGGTATAACCTTTCGGACATTGCCGCCGTATCGGGCGGCATGGGCGGTCTCGGAGCAGGTGGCGGCGGAGCATGGGTGCTGATCATCCTCTTCGCAATGATCTTCGGCAACGGCGGCTTCGGCGGTTGGGGCAACGGTGCGGCTGCACTGACGCAGGGGGATCTCCAACGCGCGATCGACTTGAACAGCGTTCAGGAAGGACAGCGGGATATTGAAGCCCGCGTGCAGGAAGTCGGAGCGGAGAGCGTTTCCGCAATCAAAGACGCGGCATACAACAACCTTTCGGAGATTCGCGACATCGGCGCGACCGTGAACGCAGGCTTTGCCGCACAGCAGAAATGCTGCTGCGAAACCCTGCGTGCCATCGACAGCGTGAACTACAACGGCGCGATCAACACCGCGTCTGTCAATGCAAATACCACCGCGCAGACCCAGAAAATTCTCGATGCGCTTGCACAGAACAAGATCGAGTCGCTTCAGGGCAGAATCAATCAGCTTGAAATGCAGAATGCGCTCGGCAATGTTGTCCGCTATCCAACTATGATGGCGTACAATGCCGGTGTTTCCCCGTTCTGCGGTGGCTACACGCCCTGCGGAGGGAATGCGAACTACTGACAGCTGAAAGGAGGAAGCTGAGATGGCAAGACCGTATATTAAGACCGTGACCGGAACTGTTTCCGTTCTCGCGGACGGAGCAGTGCCGCTTGGTCAGAACCTTGTGACCGGGTATTGCAGACAGAGCCTGTATATGCTTGGAAACGGGGTCAACATTTCCGACCGCTGTATCAACGGATACAAGATCAGCGTTCACGCGACATTTACAGCTCCTGCCGCCGGTGTTGTCACGCTTGCGGTACAGCAGAACGGGACAACCATCCCCGGTGCAACCGCGTCGGAGACGGTTACCACTGCCGCGACGGAGACACGGACGATCTCGTTCTCGACCATCGTCAAGTCGGTCTGCGGAAACGCGTCCGATCTGATCTCCCTTGTGAATGCCGGTGTTGCAGCTGATTTCACGAACGTGGAACTGGATGTCGAGCGGATTTGAGGGGGTGTTCTGAATGCATAAGAAGAACATCGAAAGCATCATCCGTTCCGGGAGCGGAGAGCAGATGGAAGCCCTGCGGGATCTTTTCATCCGGACTGTCGACGAGATGGACGAGGAAAAGAAAGCGGAACTGGAGTATTGCATCCACAAGATCGCAAACGGCGGGAAACTCGGTGAAGCTGTTGCAAGACACTGGGTGTCCGAAATGAAGAACAAGGACGGCACATCCGGAGAACATTGGACGAAAGAGCAGACGGACGGTCTGCATCGTCAGGTCGCGCCCTCGACAGATGCGTGGGACTTTTACGCGGCAATGAACATGATGTACAGCGACTACTGCAGACCGGAATTCAGTTCCAGTGACTACGCCATGATGGCGAAAGACTGGCTGTGTGACGAGGATGTCGGAAGCTGTAAAACCGTCCGGTACTACTACTTTGTAGTCCGGTAACAGAAAAGGTCGGTTGCTCCAAACGGGGCAACCGACTGATTTTATTTTACGCTTTGCTTGACGATTCCAACCGTTCCGTCAATCTCGATTCCGTCAACATGTGCGGAGCATTCGGGGCAAAGGTCGAGCGTTACCGCCCTCCGCCCGTTTCGGCAGACCGTAATAGAGCCGAATTCAGCCTCCCTGATGAGCGTTCCGCAAATGGCACAATGTCGTTCCCCCTCTGCGGTGGACGGATCGATGTACCCAAAGGCTTCCGCGATGCGAAGCGTGATTTCCAGCTTCCATCGGCGATATCCGGAACGCGAAGTCAATGTTTTGCACTTTGCTTCCGGGTAGCTTTTTCCGTTTATCAGATCGGAGAGCATCCGGTCTGACCATTTTTCCGTTACAACGCTTGCAACCGCATCATCGATTACGCGGTTCGTATTGCGATAGGTGTCCCGCACGAACGGTGTCAGATTCCCCGAGTGCAGTTCTTTCTCCCGCCGCTCATAGTCCGCGCAGATCGCCGATACCACCCGACAAACGCTTTCCGGTATTTTGAACATCTTACACCTCCCGAATTTTGATTCCGTACCGCCACAGCATAAGTTTTCGCTTGATGATGTATTCTTTGGTACGCTTTCCCTTTGCATCCTCTACAATCAGATCACCGTTTTCGTTGTAGACAAAATCCGCTATGTATACAACCTTTCGTTCTGTGATTTTTTCGTTCTCTACATGGTTTGGAATCAGTTCAAACGGCACTTGACGCTTCAGATTGCCGATCTTCCCGGCGCGCAGGAGCAGTTTCAACTCCTGCCACCGGGTTGCTTCACGGATGGAGTCAAAGCGGATGCCGTCAACGGTTACCGGCTGGTTGCCGTATTTCCGATATGTTTTGTACATGGCTTTTTGAACACCCCCTCATAAATCCGTCTGCCGTGCCGTGTGGCGATGTAGAGGTCGTGGAACACATATCCTTTGCCTATCAGCCCTTCGCAGTGGAGAGCGAATTCGGATAGATTCGCAGAGCGGTATTTCATGATTCAATCTCCCTGTTCCGCATGGGCTTCCCGCAGTGCGGGCAGAATTCCAATCCGCACGAACCGCGCGAGTGCTTCCCCAAGCGGGATGCCGGCATATCGTAGGCGATTCTTTTGCAGATGGAGCACACCCACATAAAGGATGCCGGTCTGTCGTTTTCGGGAAGCCATACACCGGTCTGATCCGGAATCATCTTCATGGACTGAATGTCTGCTGCGCTATAGGACTTTGCGCACAGCTGCATGGGGAGCGGATTGTCCTGCGCGTTCTCTGAAACTGTCACCACAGTCATAGCCGCGGTCGTGTTTGGAATTTCAAGTTCAATTTTCATTTTTTCCTCCAGTGTAACCACCAATGAATTTCGTTTATTACGAACAGGACAAGGCAACCAACCGCCGCTGCGGTCATGAATGCGATGAACCCGCCGATAAGGTACTGTATTTCGTATGGCATTATGTCTCACTCCGATCCAGTGCTTGTCCGCAGTATGGGCAAAAGATGTATTCTCTCAGCCCGATATGGTTTTCGCAAACAGGGCATAGGTCGTACTAACATTCGAATTTTCTCCCCGTTTCTTCTTCCTCGTCATTATAGTACCGCTTTTTGCACTTCATTGGAATCTGCTTTTGCACCCATTTGTCAGCGCATCTGTTCATGACCACCACCTCTTTGGATTGTAAACGACGATCATTGAAGGAAACGGTGCCGGTTGCGCCCTTCCGCAGCTGTCCTTTTTCGAATTTCCGTCCTCGTCCGTAAAAGTCAACCGTCCACGCACAAAGCGAATTTCCGCTTTTCCGTATATATAGTCGTGGAAAGCGGAGGTGTCAGTTCTTGCCGGAATCAGCAAAACGATCGTCTCTCCGCTCTGCGATTCGGTGTAAGCCTTCCGAATCCATTTCTTCAACTCTCGCCCATACGGAGGATTGCAGAATACCGCACCACCGCAATTCCAAGATTGATTCAGTCCGTCTGTTTCAGGTGTGAAAAACTTGGCGCACTTTGCGGAATGTTCCGTTGCCGCTGCATCGAGAACAAAATGGAATTCTGCATTCAGCTTGTCGAAAAAATCCTGCGGCGTACACCAATTCATATTTTTACTGCTTAAAAGTGCTTTGTTCATTTAACACCCCCTGATTGATACAAGCGCTACACAAGCACCCGCCGTAGCTACTGGCGTATACGCAGAGAATTCCTTTGGCGTAACAGCAATATGGTTTCATTCTTCCTCCTCCAATCCTTTTACACTTTCCATTTTCGCTCCACAGTGGCAATAAGGTCGCTCTTCCAAAACGTGCTTTGGAAAATTTGTAAACATCCACCTTTCGCAGACAGAACATTGGAATGCGTGACCCATCATCTCGTGATGACCTTTATAAATCCATTTTGCGTGCTTTACTTCCTGCACATCGGCGGTCGGTTGCGTTTCGATAAACGAGACAATCCAATCGGCATTATAACCGTTGAGCGGTTCGCTTTCATTCCCGTGCATTTCTTCAAATCGTTTTAATGCGGCGTCCGCGTCAATGTACCTGTTCATTTTTTCTTCCTCTATGGCAATAACCGTCTTGTTCTATTTCCTGCGAGCCACAAAAATACACGCAAAAATATTTAGCAACTCCGAAATCATCTACGAATTTTTCGCAATATCTACAATTCTTGCACCGAACAACCTCTTCTACATCTGCTGTCGGCTCGTTTTCAACTGTTTCGAGCGCGTCTCCATAACCCTGCGTAAAATTGTTTGTCCTCCTGTTCCATGCCGCTATAAGTCTCTGCGCGGAGTTTTCGTCCGTGTCGCCGTTGTTATAGCTGTGCCGCGTAAAGCCGCATTCCGGCGTCGTGCAGACAATGATGGATTTGAACCCTTTTTTAAGCACGATAATTCTCGCGTCGCCTCCGCAGAACGGGCAGGGCTTCAATTCATCCATTGTTATCCTTCTCCTTTATCTGTTCTTCCAACGTTTCAATCTTGTGTTCCAGATTTTCAATGTGGTCATCGTTAATCCATATAAATATTTCTCCGACAATTACTCCAACCGCCATCAGAATTTCGGAAACTGTACCTGATGTAAATGTTGCCACAATTAACGCAATCAGTGAGATACCTAATAGCCACCGATACATTCCATTACTCCTTTCACCACACAAAGTCGGGGTGCTCTTTCATGAAAGGTCTAATGACCTCGGTGATTGCTCTACTCGCACCTTCTTCAGTAGAGAAATACACACTCAACTCTTTAGCCGCTTCCATATTCACGATAGTAAAATCATCGTCCAACTTGTGGTAAATTATGAGCCAGTGCTCATTCGCACCGTTCCATTCTGCAGTATCCTCACACTCATTATCATACGCGAACTTCAACAGTTTACGATAAAGCAGTTGATGAAGTGCTACTTGCTCTGCAAACTGTTCATCATTGAAGTAGTTACTGGCTTCGTATAGCAGTCTGTCACCGTTATCGTTTACATCATGATAGTCTGCGACATCACCGCTAACCCTTATATAATAGTATTTATCGTCAGCATCAGGATTAGCTCTTTCAAACGGATTCTTTCTCTTGATTCCAAGTGCTTTCACCTGTTCGTCTGTCAGTTCAACGCGCTTACCGTTGATTACTGCGTAATTGTCACTCATTGCTCCTGCTCCTCTCCATAAAAGCTGTACTCAACCCACAGCTTCCCAGTTTTGTCGTTCTTCGCACAACCAGTAATCATGCAATCGCCGTCAATCAGCTTTCTCAAAAGGGCGGCAACAAGCACCTTTCCGAACGGCTGATTCTTTTCGGATTCCCGTTTCTCGATGAAATCGATCAGGTCTTTTTGCAGTGTAGCATCAATCTCTGCCAGCATTGTTTTTGCTCCTTTCCAATACTCCATCATCGACAATCATTTCGATTCGGTCAAGTCGTATGCTTAATTCACCGCCACTTTTCAGGCTGATTATGGCAGGCGTGTTTTCATCGATGATCTGAATGCAGAGAATATCTTTAATCAGCATTTCTTTTTCGCCGTTGTTGTAATGCAAAAACATTATCACCTGTTCCTTTCCGCAAGCGCCTTTTCGGCAGCTTCTAATGTGAGAAATACGGATTTTTCAATTGCTGTATCATCAAACGAGATACCGGGTGTTTCGTAAATAATCTTGCGAACTGTACACCCGTAAATGCGCCCGTCTGTGCCAACTTCATACACAACTGTGCCCACACGGCACGGCAGTTTCACCCATTTGGAGCGGTCTGCATAATCTTCACATTTGTTTGCAACCAACGTATTGAATTCGTCGGCATTGTTTGCTATTGCCATTTTCAAACACGCATTATAGTGCAAACAGTCTTTGCAATCTTTTTCCTTTTCGGTTTCGTCTCTGAATCTCACGCAACGAACGGATTCTCCAAACCTTGCCTCACTGCAACCGTATTTGTTCAAACAGCTATCACACTTCATTTTTTCTCGCCCCTTCTGCGCTTTTTCAGATGTATTTTCTGCTTGATGCTCCGTGCGATAGCCCACAGGCAGATTGATACGAATCCGACCGCGAGCACCGCCATTCCGACGATGAATCCGATGATTTCAATTCCGTCCCATATAACGATGAGCTCCATTTTTTTACACCTCGGCTTTCTTGTTGAAATCCTCGTAAATACATTTTTCGTAAATACGTTTTTCATGGCTGCTGTGGATGTTGCCGACAACCTCAATAAATGCGCCGGTTTCTTCCGCTTCAGCCCAAAGCAAAATGTCTGTATTTGCTATTACCCCACCGATTCGCTTTAACTGAAAACCCCAATTATACTCGCCGTTCGGATTTCCAAAAAGTACAACTGCCGTAAAATCATAGCTATTGTTTGTGTCGGTACACTTAACGATATCCCCCTCGAAAATTTTCGTGCCATTCTTGTCTGTCAGTTCTGTGTACTGTCCGACTGTTTCGGGGATAACATCAATCCCATACAGGGCGCTCGCATGGCTCGGAATTATTACATCCTTTTCCATCCCAGTCCATCCGCATCTGCAATAATAACCATACACCCACTCGTCATTATCTTTTCGTTTCCCGCGATATAGAATCTCTCTCATTTTCTGCTCCTTTCAACTCCGTTTTGCCTTTACTCTCCGCTTGTAGCGGTAAATCTTGCGTCTCCATTAGTTCCGGGTTGTCGTGAATGTTTCCGATGACTTCCAAACTTTCTTTTGCTTGTTCATAATCTAACTGTGTGACAGTTGTTTTCACTCCGAGGAAATAGATATAAAAGCCGATATATTCACACTCGGTATTTTCATCAAAGAATCTATCAAATCCTACTATTGCCCTTCTTTCTTCGCTGTCGTCTACCGTGAATGCGCGGATAATATCGCCCTCGAAAATCTTTTTGCCGTTCTTATCGGTCAGCCCCGTATATTGTCCGACTGTTTCGGGGATAACATCAATCCCATACAGGGAGCTCGCATGGCTCGGAATTATTACATCCTTTTCCTTCCCAGTCCATCCGCATTTGCAATAATAGCCATAGACCCATTCGCCGTTGTCCTTGCGTTTTCCGCGATACAGAATCTCTCTCATATTTCCTCACTTTCCCGTGCTTCCGAATCCACCGTTCCCGCGCTCGGTATCTTCCAGACTGTCGACCAACTTCGGAACAGGGGAAAGAATCGGAAGAATCACAAGCTGGCTGATTTTGTCACCGGCATTGACCACATAGTCCGTTTCGCTGTGGTTATACAGCTTCACAACAATGCTCCCCGTGTACCCTGCATCAATGACCCCTTCGGAGGTCAAACCGTGTCTACAGTTTAGCCCGCTTTTGCTTTTGAGCATCCCGACATATCCCACGGGAATCTCTACGTGAACCCCTGTGTCAAAGGCAAGGCTTCCGCCTCTGCGAACATATCCGTTTGTGGAAGCGTAAAGATCCAATCCGGCATCAGCATCGTGTGCGCGGGTCGGCATATATGCGCCACTGTCCAGTACCACCTTCATCTGCGGGGAAAGATTTCTTCGCCGCTCGACCTCACTTTCCATCGGAAGCAACGGGCAAAGAGCCTTTTGCTCGTCATAGCTGTCAATGCTTTCGTTTACATCCTTTGGGAGTAAAATGCAGTAATCGTTTTCCCCGACGAACGGACAATCCCAACACCTTTTTGGAATGTCCTTTGAATTAAGATATACATCCATCTGCTTATTCTCCTTTTCTCTTTTCAGGGCAGTTTTCCGGCGCTTCTCCACGCTTCTTTGTGGTCAGCACCCATCCATCCGTTTCGGGGTGTGTGCAAAGCATCTTTCCCCAATGTTGGCAACGCGTTCCGCTTGGACTGATGCAACAATGTTTCAAATCCGCACCATCCGCACAGATGCCGCAAGAACGCTCTGTGTTGCGTTTCTCGGTATCGGAGTGTACTTGAACGCCTTTCTCTTCCAAATCGCGTTCCTGCCGCGCTCCTGCGGCGCTCTTTGCAATTTGGTTGTGTTTCAAGCCCTCACTTTCACAAATTGGGCAAACTTGCCGTCCTTCCGGTATTTCCGATCCGCATACGATACACCGGTCAGTCATGTGTAATATCCTCCACCACTTCGTCAATTTTCTTTTCGTAGTCCAGCCCCTCGAACATCTTTCCAAAAATCGCCATCAGACAGGTTGTCTCGATGCTGTCTCCTGCCATGTGGTAAAGGGAGGACGATGATTGCCGGACTTTCAGACGCTCAAAATCTTCGCGCTTGACCCCTTGCAACCGGAAGCATTCCAGCTCCGTCAGACAGCGGACGCGCTCTTGGCATTCAATCTTGATTTCCGACCCACCGCTACTTTGTGTGTGAATTGTCGGAGAAAGCCCTGCTACGCCCCAAACACGCTTTGATTGTTCAATTGTTTTTTCATACATTCCACCGTGCAATGTCCCGGCTTGTTTGCAAGAAATGAAATCACCAGTCCAATTGTTCCCTGCTTTCGCTGTTCTTGTCTTTGCGATGCAATCGCCGTCCGAAATTCTCGTATGATGCCCCAAGCGTTTTGGGGACTTCACATATCGAATCTGCTTGTCCGTGAGATAGTATCTCTCCGGAACATTCTTCTCCAAGAGATCCTTCAATCGGTGTTCGAGCGGCATCGGATCGGGAAAATCGTAATAATCGTCCGACCGCCAAGAAACCATGAAGCATCTGCGGCGATTTTGTGGAACTTTGAAATCTGCGGCGTTCAGAATCTGCCATTTGCTCCGGTATCCGAGACTGTGAAGCAGTTCAAGCCATTTGCGGAATACGCCGACATTCCGCTCGCCGATCACCTCAGGAACATTTTCCATCAGCAGGATATCCGGCAGAACATCATGTTCCTTCGCGCTTTGCAGAAGCCGTCCGACCTCCCACAGCAAGCTGCTCTGTGTTCCAGAGCCTTCCTCCATGCCGTCCATCTTTCCTGCGAGCGAAAGGCTTTGGCAAGGGAAAGAATAGGTCATAACATAAGTGCGCTCATGCCATTTGGCAAACACGGGATTCAGTGTAACCATATCGCAGATGGAAAGTGAATTCCTCGTTGCATATGCGGCATTGGCAACATCCAATATTTTTTTTCTTCGGCATCCTCCGGAGTTGTTCTTCGGTCAGTGGGGTCTTATAATCCCGAGAGATTCCTCCCGCCAAAACACGCACAACATCGTCATATCTGGATTCACTCGCAAAGACGGTGTTATCATCCGGACAGTGCAAATCCTTATAGGCGAGGATGGAAGGGATTGCCCATTCGGAAATCATAAGCCGCTGAAACGGAACACCGAGATATTTCAGCGCAAGCGCCTGTGAACCGTATCCCGCGAACAGTTCCACCAACATGATCGGCTTTCGTATCCGGAGCGGTTCTTTGCCGTCAAATATGCTGATTTGTGACATCTTCGTCCACGCATTCCAACCGGAACAAATCCTCGACCGAAAGTTGAGTCAGTTTGCTCATCTTCCATGCCATCATGTTTGCTTTGACCGACAGGCTTGTTGCGGCATGGCTTGTCTGCAAAATGTGCTTCGCGTAATCTGCCGGATCGTCCACAAGGTACATCTTACCGGAGGTTGAAACGATGTAGGGGTAGTCGAACGATGTATTGATTTCATGGGTGATCTGGCGGAACTTCCGCGCATTGATTCCGAGAACGGCTCTGATGGCATCCCGCGTTCCCGCATTGGCTCTGCCTCTGTGATGATTCAGCAGATAGTTGTATGTTCGTGTAACTTCCGCTTTTGTCGGTCGGTTCATACTCCGATCTCCTTTCTGCGTTTGAATCGATTGATCCGGTAACTGCGCATAACGGACGGATATTCTTCTAACTGCCGCCGCTTGTTCTGCGCGTCCCGTGCCTTGCTGTGTTCCTCTGCCCATTGCCGATAGTCATTGCACTCGCAATGGCATCCGGGGTGACGGTCAGGGCATGGATTTCGCTTCCAACAGGGATTGCTGTCCATTTAGGTTTCCTCCGTTCTGTAAGATCGGCTCAAAGCCGCCTGAAAGAAATCATCTGTGTCGAAACTGCCTTGATTTTTGGGCGCATCCGGCGAAGCGCGATCCCGACCGCGCTCCCATGTGCGCACGGCTGCTTTCCAATCCTTCATCCGGTTCTTGCCGATCATCCATCCCTTGCTCTCGTAGAAGTCATAAAACTGCTCCGGATCAATGTTGTTGTTACGGCTTTGGCAATACTCCCGAATCTCGTCAAGGGTCGGTTGGGGGAAAATCGTCCGTTTCTCTCCCTCGCGCGTGCGCGCCCCTGCGCCCGTGGGCGCGTTTTGTCTTTTATTATCCTGATCTATACTAATCTTATCTAACCTATCCTGTGTATACACGGAATCGTCGTTTTCGGATTTCTGTGTATACACGGAAATGTCATTTTCACTTTTCTGTGTATACACGGAATCCTCTTTTTCGGATTTCTGTGTATACACGCCCGATCCACAGGTCGATTCCACATAGTAATCGGGGTGTTCCTCGGATTCCGACCCACAGGTCAATTCCACATAGAAGCCGGAATCCGAAACGGAAAGCGTTTTCATTTCCTCTTTACAGGAAGTAGGGTTGCAGCGGTCTTTTTGTAGGTAATTGTTCGCTCTCCATGCTCTGATCGCGATTACGCCGCTTTTGAACGGGATGATGTATTTCTCGGTAATAAGGATGTCCATATCCTCTTTGGATGCTCCGCACATTCGCAGAATCGACTTCGGATTGTTGATGAATCCGTCATCGTCGGCAACCATGCCGAAAGAGAAATACAGGCATCTGGTTGAAAGTGGCATATCAAGAAACGCATCGGAGAGAACAATGGTCTTTGCAAACATTCTTCGTTCTGCCATTGAACACTCCTTCAGAACGGTAAATCCTCATCGATTTTGAGTTCTTCAAACCGTGCGCTTTTATTGCTGTAGGACGGCGGCGCTACAGGCTGTCCCTGCGGCATTTGCATCTGCTGTTGGGTATTTGCTCCGCTATATGTTCCCGCGTCTTCCTGCGGCGTTTTTGACCCCGCAAACAGGATGTCCTCGGCAACCACCTCGGTGGCGTAACGGTTTGTGCCGTCATTGGCTTTCCATTGCCGCTTTCGAATAGAACCGACAACACAGACCGGATCGCCCTTGCGGAAATTCCTGTTGAGGAATTCCGCTTTTTTGTCCCATGCCTGACAGTCGATGAAATCCGTTTCTTGGATGTAATTCCCGTCCTCGCCTTTTTTACTCCGATTGACGGCAACCGAGAAGGATGCAACAGAGATGCCGGACGGTGTTTGCCGCAACTCGATGTCGCGTGTGATGTTTCCGGCGATAATCGCCTTATTCAGATTCAAGCCCATTTTGATGCCCTTTCCGCACTCTCCCAGAGTGACTTCATGTTTTCGATTTCATCCGGCGTTGCTGTCGGAATGTTCTGTAGCTTGCATTCCTCTACGATGCGGTCAATCAGAACCGACATCTGCGCGGAATCGTAGGTAGAAGAACCATAATAGAGAATTACATTCACGCACCCCGGCAGTTTGCTCGGAAAGCGTTCCGTCTGCCAACCGATTCCGTTGCGCATCCACCCCTCGCACAGCTTGTCCGCGGCGGATTCCATGACACAGATGACCTCGGAGTTCCCGCCGATATCCCGAATCAGAATCCTGTAAATTTCGGTTTTCGGTATTTTCAGTGTTGCGGACAGCTTGTCCAGAAGTACCCAACAATAGGCGTTGGCATCAAGACTTCGCTTTGCGCGGTATGGCTTGATTTCGATGCTGATATCGCCTTTTGCAATCTCATCGAGGATGTCCCCGTTGATGGTTTCATCCGTTTCCAATGTGATCTGCGGCTTGCCGCTCTGAATCCCAACGGACGCATTCACGAGCCGCCCTTTGAACCGCGCGGTCATTTCTGTTCCTCCAGTTTCTTCTGCATCCAAACGAAACAGCGGCGGTCGCTCTGCTTGTCCGATTTGATGCTTTCGTTGATGATTGAGATGGCAGTAATGACCTTTTTTGTGATGACGATTTTTTCAACCGAAAAATGGTCAGAACACTTTCCGTTTCTTATGTTGCACTTGGAAGACGGAACAAAAATGAACGGGGCAGTATAGAGTTCCCGACCGATTCCGACATTGAAGCAAGCTCGCTTGAAGCTGTCGGACGCTTCGCCCTTCTTTGCTTCTGCGTTGCTCTCAATGCCGCAGTCGGATTTCCACACCCAGTCTCCGCCTTTCGTCCGGATTCCGACTCTACAAAACAGATTGCCCTTGCACTCGTAATGCTCTCTTTGCCAGTTCTCACTGCCGACAGTCTCGTCAAGGATGTTCATGTCCACGCGGGCGTCCTTATACAGCAGGAGGATCACCCCGCTGCCGTCCTTCGTAATGTTCTGCACGCGAACATCAATCTCGTCCGCATTTAATGCTCTGAATTCCATTTTTCGCTCTCCGTTTCTTTTGGTCTTCTCGGCGGGAGGTATCTGTATTCTTCCTGCTCGTCCATGAAATCATAACCGTACTTCATATCATCCTCACTTGATCTGGATGTTGTTCTTGACTTCCAACCGCGCGCCCTCGATGCTCTCACCGTGTTTCAACGCATCCTTCAGCGCGGTTTTGTCGATTTCCGTCTTGATCCGCAGGAATCGGTCATCGAGTTTCGTATCATCGTCCACCGTCACCTGCTCACTCTTACGGTAGGAGATAACCACCTCTGGGAAGGAACGCTTCTCGCCGGAAAGGAAGCCGTCAAGCAGATTCTTCAGGGATTCCGCCTTGTTCTTCGCGGCGGTCTTTCTGTCACGGAATTTCTTTTCCTGCTCCTCCAACTGCTCCGCATCGGAGCGGAGATTGACGATCCACAGCGCGATGTTCTTGATTTTTGTATCAAGATCGAGGTTCAGCTTCTCAAAGGCTTCAAAGTCGGCGATCTCTCCTGTTTCGGGGTCTACAAGCCCCGCAATCTGCTCGTTGATCTCGTAAAGTGTTGCCATTTTTCTGTTCTCCTTTTAGAATGAAATCAGTTCTTATTATTGATTTACTGACCGTACCGGTTGCGCCCTTGTCCGGAGAAGTCACACAGCTTGTCCGAAACTGCCTTGTCCGACTTCCCGGTTACAAGGAATCGAAACCATTCGGCGATCGCTTTCAGTGTCTGTTTCATCGTAATTCCTCCTCATACATTGGGTCGTATGGATCGCGGCGGCGCAGGGCATCTTCATCGACTCCGATCAACCGCAGAGCCATGCCGCGCCTGCGACGGCTTCTCAACTGGTAGAGGTACTGTCTGCGGCGGGTTCTGATGCGTTCCTCCGCCTTTGCCAACTTCACATCAGGATCGGCAAGCAGATGCGCGATCTCAATCTCCACTTCATCATCGGTTAGATTCAGGTTCTTTGCCATTTTCACTTTCCTCCGGATTTCCTCTGTAGTAGCTGTTGGGGTCAAGGTGATAGTAGTCGAGGTAGTCCTGCACATGAACCCTGCCGCGGGTGTGCAGACGGTCGCGGGTGTTGAACTTGATCTCCCGCACGATTTCCGATGCCCGTGTGTAGCAGATGCCGAGCAGCATGGTCAAATCGGTCAGATCAAGATAATCCTTTGCGAACATCTCACGCCGCTGTGCGAGGGTCATTTTTACGGGAACAACCTCTTGATTGGTTTCTTCCGGGGTCATTGCTGTTCTCCTTTCTGATGATTCATTTCAGCGATTATGAATTCCAAAGCCTCTTGCCCGCGGCAGAAGTCACGGTAGTTTTTTGAACCTCTTTCTTCCCATTCAATCCGGTGCGATTCGTAATCGGCATACTTTGCTTTCAATTCATCGACCGTATAAACGCCTCGTTGAATCATTCTGCGGTAGTATGCAATCTGCTTCTCCAACTCGTACTTTTCGGATGTCGCAAGTGCATATTCAAGATACGCTTTTTGATCTTCCGATGCGTTCGTAATTTCCGATACAATCTTCCGGATGTACGGTCGTTGCTTCGGCTGTAGCTTCTCCGTCAGTCGGTCGATCTCGTTGTAAAACTTTTCGGTGATTCTGTCCATCTCTGCAAAGATTTCTTCCATGTTAAACTCCTTTCTTTCATCCCTTGTGATTAGTATACTGTTCACTTCGGGCAAAAAAAATAGATTCAACAGTAGTCCCGAGAGCATCGGCTAACCTTTTAAGAGTTTTGGTTGATGTAGAGCGTTCAACATTGTTTTCGAGCGCACAGATTGTAGCACGAGATACGCCGCTGACAAAAGCCAACTCACTTTGAGACATTTTCTTTTTCTTTCTTGCTTCTCGCAATTTGCTTCCCATATGTTTCCTCCTTGCATATGTTTAATTTACTAAACACATTATACCACACATTCATGTGCTTGTCAATACCTTAATGAAAAAAATATTAAACAAATTCAGAGCAATATACTTGACATTTTATACAAAAAGGTGTATAATGGATTACACAAAAAGAGAGGTGACCGTATGACGATTTCTGAACTGATTAAAGAGTATAGAAAAGAACATCACTTGTCTCAGCGGGCTTTTGCGCAAAAGTGTGGAGTTTCTAATGGATACATTTCTATGCTTGAAAACGAAAAGAATCCTTGCACCGGAAAAGAAATTAGCCTTACTATAGAAAAATTGAAGGCTTTGGCGGACGGAATGTGTGTTTCTTTGACCTATTTGCTTGATGTTTTGGATGATATGCCTGTTGATATTTCGGGCGAAGATTCCGCGAGGTACAGTAATGGAGATATAGAAAATTCTGATGAAATAGCCTTGTTGGATTTATATCGCTCTGTTCCAGAGGAAAACAGGAAAGAAGTGTTGTCGCTTATCGAGACCGCGTTGAAGATGGCTGGACAAATAAAGAAGGAAAAATAAATGGTAGTTTTTGCTTATATTGTAGTTTTTGCCGTTGCCGGATACGGTTTGATCTTACTGATTTCTAAAATTTTAGAGAAAACTGGTTTAGATCCTGATCATGGAATGCATGAACTGACAAATTTGCATCCTTTGACGGAAACTGACTACAAGCGGATTCTTATACAACCTAAAGTGTCTGAATTTTGCGATGACTATATGATTTCACTTTCCGAGTATCAGAAGCAAAAAGTGTATAGAAGCAACGATCCCATGAGAATGTTGGTATCCTATTTGCCAGGGGACATCCCAACTCTTAATGAATATAAAGAAAAATATGCTCAAAAAATGATTCAAATCCTACGAAGGCTTGGGTATGGCGATTCTTTCGTTTGTATGTTTTCTTCTATGCTTAGAGATACAGTATTTCCGACAATAAGCGAAAAATCAATACGGAATGTATTGGCTACTCAAAATGCAGGTGTTCCGGATGAGCTATCATACTTCAGAGATACTTTCAACTATGACAATATTTGTTGCCGAGCACTATGTGAAATAGCAATGGATTCCGGTGACTTTGATCTTGCTGAAAAAATAGGAAAATACATGATGAAGAAACAATATATGAAACAAGACACATACGATTTAATGATGAGTATGGTGAGAACCGATATTGTGGATTCAGAGACGCACGAGCAAACAGAAGACAACAGTGCTGCCGAGCAAGAGGGTGTAGAAGATGATGGAGATTATTGGGACGATTGGGATAAAGATGATGACGAAGATGAGATATGATTCTCGTAAACCTTAGAAATCTTAAGAAATATGGTGACCACCCAAAAGAACGATTTGCCGATGTCGGCAAATTGTTTGATGGGGCAAATAAAGGTGTCTGATAGAAAATACTGATAAAGCATAAAATAGATGCGAAAAATACTGTGTGACAGAAATCGGTGTAAAAGTTTGTGCATTTTGCATATTTACATTTGACCGAGAATATGATATAATATAGGCGTTCCAAAAGTGAACACCTATATGTTAACCAGTCCATAGCAGTACGCATCTTCGCTTATAAGAAGAATGCCGAGCCTATGGACTTTTTTGCGTAAAAAAAGGAGGGAGATACAGTGGTAAAAACAGCAATTTTAATCGATGGCGGCTTCTATAAGATGAGAGCAAGAAGCTGTTTTGGGGATAAAACCGCAAAGGACAGAGCTGACGAATTGGTGAAATATTGCTTGGCTCATTTACACTCTAAAAGCAATGACGCAGAACTGTATAGAATTTTCTATTATGATTGTCCTCCGATTGATAAAAAAATCTATCACCCACTATTGAAACGAACTGTAGATATGTCGAAGACAGATTCATATGCTTGGATGAATGACTTTTTGGAAAATCTTAAGGAAAAGCGAAAATTTGCGCTTCGCCTCGGAAGATTATCAGAGGGGCAAAGTGGTTATACGCTGACCGCAGATGCGGTTAAAAAAATATGTAATGGAAAGCTTTCGGCGGATAATCTATCCGAAAACGACTTTAAGATTGATATTGTTCAAAAAGGTGTCGACATGAAAATAGGAGTTGACATCGCTTCTCTTGCATACAAAAAGCAAGTCAACCAGATTATTTTGATCTCCGGGGATAGCGACTTTGTACCAGCCGCAAAATTGGCTCGCCGAGAAGGTATTGATTTTATCCTCGATCCAATGAAGGCTTCGATAAGACCTGACCTTTTCGAGCATATTGATGGTATGAGAACAAAAGTCGATTACATAAGAGGAATGGATTCCAAAAAATCTGCTAAATTAGACGCTGACGCATGATGGTTGATTGGGCTTTAAGAACCTTAAGAACTATGGTTTATAACCCGTTTATAACTGCTTTATAACTTGCGGGTAACTTGCGGGTAACTTGCGGGTAACTTGCAGAAAAAAGTGGTTGCCTCCATAATGGAAACAACCACAGTATATTATGTATTGCCGGTTTTACCGGCAGAACGAACTGCTTGACCGGATCGCAATTGCCCAAGATACGCCAGAACAACGGATGTTGCAATCCGTATGGCGGCTTGCTTGTCGGCGCAGGATTCAATCAAAGCAGATAGTTCGTTCATTTCATGCCCCTTTCTAATGTTCGATTACATTCATTATAATTCATAGTTTGTTAAAAGTCAAGTGAATTTTGTCGAAACTATTTTATTTTTGAAAAATGGAAAGGTCATTTGGTAACTTGGCTATTTATCGGTGACAAATTGGCAGAATAAAACATAATAAGGAGGATTGCTATGACAGAGTTATATATCACATCAAATAAATACAGCGTGCAGGAACGCATCATGAAAGACGGCAAGTCCTCGTTTGATATTGTGTTTCGCGTGGTCACGCTCGACGGGCAGACAAAGCAGAAACGGCTTTGCGGCTTTAAGTCGAGAAAAGAAGCGGGGCGCGGGTACATCGATTTCGTTACCAAGTACTGCGAGTTGATTTCCCCGGATGTTGCAAACAAGAAAAAAACCGCAAACACTTCTGCTGCGGTGCATGATTATACTGTTGAAGAAATGTTCCCAATCTATCTTGCTGCTGCAAGCGCCCAAAACAAAGGCTCTACGATTTGGGACAAAAAACAGCTGTATGACCTATATATCAAGCCTTCTCTCGGCAAAGAGAAGCTGTGTGACTTGACAACGGAGCGCCTATTTCGTTGGCAGGACGAGATTCTGGCAATGCGTAAGCCTAACGGAGAACCGTATTCACAAGCATATTTCCTCCATATTCGTAACACACTGATGACCGTACTTTCTTATGCAGAGGAACGATTCGGAATACCGAACAATTTGCGGAAGGTTAAAAAGCCAAAAAAACGCGTTCAAAAAACCGAGATGAAATTTTGGACAAAAGAACAGTTTGAAATGCTTTTGTCCGTAATTGACGATCCGCGATGGCGCGCATTCTTTGGTATACTGTTTTACACGGGGAGAAGAAAGGGTGAGGTTCTCGCTTTACAGTATGAGGACATCAAGCCGGATCGAATCAGTTTTACAAAGACATACTCACGCAAGACGCATGATGGAACGCCATATACAATCACAAACACCAAGAATGAGAAAAAAGCGACAACGCCGATTTGCAAGCCGTTGCAGGAGATTCTGAAAGGCTATAATGGACAGAAGCCATTTTTCTTTGGTGGAGAGAATCCATTTGCAGAAAATACCGTGAGGCATCGTTTTCTCGTATACTGCAAAAAGGCTGGATTAGAGCCGATTCGGTTACACGATCTTCGGCATTCGTTTGTCTCTATGTTGATACACCTCGGCGCAAATATAATGGTAGTTGCGGATTTGATTGGCGATACAGTGGAACAAGTAATGAAAACTTACGGTCACTTATACGAAGAGGACAAACTGGATATCATCTCGAAAATCTAACGAAATGTTATGTAACAAAACATACCGTCTCTGAATACTATATATTGTGTTCCGTGAATGCTGATTTACACAAAATATAGATATATTGGGCGTTTGTGTAGATTCCCATCACTTCCACCATATGAAGAACATAAAATGGATATTCTTCG